AGGGAGAGCGGTCGTAAGATCTTGATCTCGGTAATTCTCGTTAAAGATCAGATTATAACCACGCATCGGTAAAGCGTTAACAATACCAGACATACCAAGAGGGAGACCCAACCAATGCGCAAGCATTGTTTTAGTGACGGGAGTTTCGACAGGAATATCGATGTAAGGAAGCACAGACGCATCAGCACCATCTTCACCACCAGTAATAAAATCCTCAAAATCTTCCCAGACAAGACGATGTGGGACGAACCAATGATGAAACTTGACATGAAGAGGATGCATAACAGGGGTAACCATAGGAGCAAGACGAACGAGCGCAGTAGTAGAATGCAGAAAGGTATCACCGGGTAAGACCTCCGTGAGACCACAGGGGATAATATGGCCCATGAAAGCGGACATCATATTGTAGTAACTAAGATTGAATTTCGATCTTTTCATAAATCACCTTTGTTTTCGTAGATTTTAAATTTCGCTTCTAAATTAATAACTTTTTGTTGCTCTTCTTCTCTTAAGCGTTGCTCCTCCTTGAATAAGTCTTTTCCTTTGAACATCTCAAGCATTTGCGTTTTCTCTTCATAGAGAATCTCTTGTTTCTTTTGCAAGCACAGGGCCTTGTCGACATTTAATTCCTTTCTGAGAATCTGACGCAGATAATTGCCAAGAGGTTTATTTTTGTTTCCATAAGTGATAGCGGACGGCACATCGCCGTTTTCATCAAGAACTAGATCGCGATGTTGGGAGAGGTGGCGAGAAAGGACAAGAGCACCTTCAGCGCCAATACCAGGTTTTAACGACATTCGAGCGAATTCGGGATGACGACCCTGAAGACGAGGATCATATTTTGAAGTCATTTTTTTTGTGACGTATTTCGCGACGTACTGAGCGACACCTTCTTCGAAGGGCGCAACGTCGATACGGCCTTTACCCCAAGTTTCTCGCACAGTTTTGCATATCTCGCACGCACAGGGCGTTTTTGGGGGTTTATTGAATTTAGAGCGCGCAGGACACGGAGGGAAACCGAAGATGAGCGCATGATAATGGGGGCGACCTTTTTCTTCACCATATTCACCTACAGAAAAGTATCGGAGTTTATCGGGAGCGACGCGTTTACGCAGTCGCTTAAGCCAGTTTTTAAGATCCTGGGGGACAAGAGTCCCCCCAGGGGGTTCGTCTTCATAAGTGAGAGTGACAAAGCATTTTTTTTCGTGCTGCTCACCTTCAATCACAAGACGATGAGTCCAGAGACGACGCCGATTAATACGGCAAGGGAGACATTGACCACAGCCAACGCGCCAGACACCAATAGAAATCGGTTTTTTACAATTCATTAGTAGCGGTATCCTATTCGCTGACGACCGCCAGAACGACGTCGACGACGTCCAGCAGAGCCACGACGTTTAAAAGATTTACGACGGCGCATGAGTTACCTCCTTTCAGTTCTTCCAGAGTTTATCGAGAAGTTTGCGTTTCCACTTTCCTTCACCAGGTTTATTGAACTGCTCATGAGTATAAGCGGGTTGAAATTCCTGAGCGCCGGGATTCCATTCCCATTTAAACGCGCCAGGAGGAAGCGGATAGAGTTTAGGATCGGGAGCAGATACTCCCTTAAGAAAGGGCTGAATGCGATTACGAGCAGCCCAGGATAATTCCTGAATGGTATCGTCTTCCATACGCTCCTTCATATCTTTCGACGGAATAATAGTGAGACCACCGGATTGAGTACGAGCAAATCCATAGTCATTAATCGCGCCAGCTTCTTGCGCGGGAACGCCTGGCTGGGACGCTGTCGCTTCAGCAGGCTTAAGGGAAAATCCAGATTGACCCATCGGAGTGCCAGTCGGTGACTGCATGGGAGGATTTCCAGGTTCATTAGCGAACGTGAGTTGATGTGCGAGAATTGAATTCTTTAATTTCGCATTTGTTAAAGTCTCAGCTTGCATGAGCCTTTGATAGTCGCGGTCTTCTTTAGTAGAGGAAGCAGATACAGCGCGAGAGATATTTTGACCCATTTGCTGAGCCATTTCGCCAGCAGAGAAGTCAGGGGCGTCGCTACCAAACACAGCCTGTGGCTGATGAGTTTGAGCTCCCATAGCGGCAAGAGGATGAATGCCTGCGGCACGAGCATCAGCCGCTTTCCATTGAATTCCTTTTTGAGCGAATTCTTTTTGCATAGCCGCGTTTTTATCGTCGGCCACACGACGTTGATAGTTAGCCTCATTTTGCGCGTCTTTATTGAGACGATATTGAAGATAAGTTCCAGCAGCACCAATTATCCAAGGTAGCATTATTTCCTCCTTTTACAATGGACGTAAGAATCAGGTTTCCATATCGGTTTACGCTGACCACCGCGGCCAGCTTTTTTCCGAGCAAACATAGCCTCACGGCGAGAACGACGACGCTCACAGAGCGTGACAGGTTTGGACTCATCAAAACCTATTAACGTTGACGGCGCATCGTAGGCTCGGAATGTAGAAGAACGGCCGTAGGGCACAGGGGTACGCCTGTCCGGCACCACACGAGTACGTGTGGGCGTCCCGTCATACCACCTTGCCGACCGTTCATAAGGTGACCACAGCCTTTTATCCTCGACCAGTCTCGGATCATACCGCACGGAGAGATCACTAAACTCCGGGTCGAAGCGCCGCGTTCCGCGAGCGATAGAATGGTCATCGCGCGTTCTGTCGTTACGTGATCGGGTGCGGTTTTTTCGGCTCATGATTTCATCATGGGTGTCACCTACACAGTAGGCAAATGAAAGAGCCTACTTAACGCCTGGCGTCTGGGTAACCAGGGGGGCCCAACGAGTGAGCCCCCTGGAATTACCCAAGGGGCCCAACGAAAGGTTTTTATATGATCAGACCAAAGTCACGTTTTAAAGATCGTCGTCATGCTCTTCAGAGTCTTCGTAAGTTTCTCGCGTTTTTGAAGATCGCTTGTCCGCCAACAATGGCTTCGACCGAGCAGTGGATTCGGGACCTCGAACTTTACGTCGAGGAGGAGCTTCATCTTCTTCAGCATCAGAAGTCTGTTTCTTAAGAGCTAATTGCTCCTCACGGAGCTTTTTCTCTTTTAACCGCTGCCGCAGTTGTACGCGCAGCGGAACTTGATCAGCAGCATATTCATGGGGACTATTGCGATCGGTGAAATCGCCGTCTGATTCATCATCGATTTCGAAATCGTCGGCGTCTTCAACAGAATCAAATTCACCCGCGTCAACGGCCCGCTGGTAACGCGGGTCCGAGTGGAGCCGGGCTAAGAGCTCCGGCAATGTATCGGGCCGTTTAAAGCCCACTGGGATAGCGACAGGGGTAGTATCTAAAATCTCACGACCATCGTCGGTGAAGAGACCCATTTTCGTATTCAAAAAATTTTTTATTTTTCTCATTTTCATGTTCCACCTATTTAATAATTGAATTGACAGAAGAACCAACTTGACGTCTAGCGCGAATATTATGGCGCATCATCACCATTAATTCCATGCCTGCTTGATCAGCGAACGGACGATTAGGCGGCGTTCCTCGGATAAAGGCGTTATTGAGTGAAGGAGCTTCACCAAACATCCGAGCAAAATGCCAATCGTTAGCAGCGGAGTCAGCAAAGTCACCTGTAACACGGTGACGACCCTGCATGTAATCGTAGTATCGATCTTGATAACCGAACGTGGAGGGAGTCGTAGTAACATCGAGAGCTCCATAAACTTCCGGAAGCAAAACTTCCTGTTGACCGACTTGTTGTAATTCCTTTTGGAAAAAGTCGTATTTAGAACGTTTGAACCAATGCTTGTCGCAGCCTTCACCATAAATCGGGATCGGCATCACAGTCATAAACGTATGAACATACCCATGCTCTTCGAAGAAGCGCATATACTTGTTAGAACGGGCCGAAGCAATACCATGACCGGCCATAGTACCAACGGGATCAGTACCCTCAGCAGTTTGTAAAACTTCAGAAATTTGAATCGTCTGCTTACCACCACCTAAATACTCTGGGCGTTGAAGCCTTTCGTCGCTGGGCCGAACGCCCAGGTAACGCAAGTATTCGGTGTACCGACTACCGTAACGTAATCGTGCTTCTTCGAAGCGCTGTAAAGCACCAGCGACGCGAAGTTCGGAAATTAAACCGCCGAGATCAGAAGTATCGGCATACATACCATTAAGAGCAGACGTAGAACCCATTTGGACATTCACACCATCAGAGGTCATTAAGTAATCCTGAGTGCCAGTAGCGCGTTTGAGGGTGATATTTTCACCACCAGAACGATCGGACCGAATAACACCACCATCGGGATTCATCGGAATACGGATAGCAGGGCCCTTTTGAGCAAAGGGACGAGCAGTAGAAAACATATCTTTAGACCAAGCAGTAGATTGAGGAAGGTTATCCCAACCAGTAGTCGTAGAATCGGCACCAGAGCCGAGACCAATAGGGAGAGCGGTCGTAAGATCTTGATCTCGGTAATTCTCGTTAAAGATCAGATTATAACCACGCATCGGTAAAGCGTTAACAATACCAGACATACCAAGAGGGAGACCCAACCAATGCGCA